CAACGACAATACTCGACATGGTCCTCACGGGAGTGTTCATGATAGACAGGATCGTAACGATTCTTTTTGGTAAGAGTATTCCAAGTAGGAAAACCCCCCTTAAGCTCGTCCATACTAATATCAGCTTGACGCATTTTCTTTATCCAATCAGCATTAGTATGAGCTCGATTCACTGCCTCTCCCAGAGTAGACGACGCAGAATTTCCTAGGACTTTAAAGCATGCAGTATGCGCATGGCGCAACCAGCTATAGGCATCATAATTAGATCCATATGTACCATAGGCATGTCCAAGAGTGGAAAGCACAAAATCATAAATGTCACGATCCTTACACTCTCTCCCCCAAACTGACTTTATTTGATATTCAGCTACATTTCGGAAGGGGAGATAGTATGGTTGATCGACTAACCTACACTTGTTTCTCACTATATAATGCTTAAGGTATACAAGACCTGGTGTTGTTCTGTAGCCATTATGTGTCTCAGCTACAAATGGGCAATCGGCACGGACATCTCGGAGAGTGACACCTAAATAGGTAGTACACCATTTAGAAAATTGGCCTTCATTAAAGTACTCATTAGTCCAATTTCTATCATTTCCAGTTGCGTGGTCATCCCCATATACCAATATAAGAATTATCCTAAGAATAAGATCTCTTTCCAATGCAGCGCGCTTATCTGCCGGCGCTTTCATTATCTGAAATATTCCAAAAAGGAAAAACCACAAAACCACTATCCAAGAATCACCATGCGAAGTCATCCAGCATCCTGAAGGCATTTTTCCAATAACCAATGCCCAAAGACGTTGAAAAAAACGAACTAGACGAATTGAGACTGTTTGAGCCAAAAATCGAATAGCACGCATCATTTGTTCATACTGGGGGTGATCTTTCTTAAAGTATACACCTGCCATCTGAAAAAACAATTGATTGAATATATAATGAATGTTTTGATCAAGAGCATCAATATCGCCGTCACCAACAACACGCATCCACTCTTTGCCGTAAATCATCCTAAGACGATCAGCAAATTTTTGCGCCCCACCACGCGACCACTTCATCCCTATAGATATAAGATGGCCACGCTCAAAGAGCATGCGAGTTGTTTGTGTAATCCTCTCCAGCAATATAAAAAACTCATTAGGTATTTCATAAGTCCTCACTTTATTCAACCATTTTTCCCAACTGTTTACTGTCTCCTGTTTAAGCCCCAAATCAAAGTAAAATTCGTTCTTCTTATTCTGAACATTTATCACATCAATTGGTGGGTAACCAGCCAGAAACTCCGCTACCGAATGCATCGTGGCATGATGAGAGTGTATCTTCTTCTGAGCAAGTTTCCTTATCAGAAAATACTGTTCCTCCCCCTCACCTTCTATGTTAAACTTCTTGACATCTTCTATATAACTTCCTGCAGAAGCCCCTAGATACATATCTTTCGTTTTATCCATAGAAACGATTGGGTCCACTGTCCCTATTTTATCAACAGTGCCCATTGCCATATACATTGTATTTAATGCTTCAGGTACCTTTTCCAAAACCTGCTTCAGGGGTTCCGAAAGTTTATCTGTAGGCCTCGCATGTTTTGCAAGAGCTGCAACCGCCTTCGGTCCCTCAAGATTATCCATGGCAGATATAACATGAGGACGACCATTAGTCGTCCCAAGAGCTATGTTATATCCACTTATTTTCCGACATGCTAAAGCCATTAGGCTGGGCGGATTCTGCTTCTCAGCAGCCTCATAAAGCCTAATACGTTTGGCATTCCATGGAGTGAAATTAAGGTAAGGTCTCCAGACATGTTCAGTAAACCATCGTCTAGACTCCCTAATCCCACGATCCTTAAAATAAGCCATATCAGCTAACTTTAGCGCCTCTTCCTGCCTCGGATCAATTGGGCGCATCGGAGAATTTTGCATGGAAATTCTTTGGTTGGTAGGTGCCTGTATGAACCTCACATTCGTGTATCCACTCACGTCTATAGCATGTTTAAGTGAATCTTCGTCAGTAACTCCAAACTTACGCTTCAAAATTACTCCATGACGGCGCTCACAGCAACCGTCAATTTTCATTTGAGCCTCAGATATCATGTGGTCCGTGGTTTTCATTTTACCTCCCACAGAACGACGCACATAAATATCTGGCAAGCTTAGATCTGAACGAAATTGCACTAACAGATCGCAAGGACACATTTGAACATGATTACAAGCGGAAGGTCCCTTCCACTGGTATGTTGTAACCGGTACCTGAATTTCTATCCCGTTTTGTTTTTCG